ATTGACCGCTTCAACCGGGTGGATTACCCGGTATTGGAAGACCGCATCGCTGGCGCTTACCAGCGTTGGCACGCAACCGGGGCGGTGATAGAAGCGAACAGTATCGGGCAAGGGGTGATTGATCACCTGGCAGGACGCGGGATGGTGATAGTGCCATTCACCACGACCAACGTGACGAAACATGCAATTATTACAGACCTGCAGAGCGCGTTCGAACATGACCGGGTAAAGATAGTCAATGACCCGGTATTGATAGGGGAATTATTGTCATTTGAGAGCAGGAAGACAACCAGCGGAAACATTACTTATTCAGCGCCGGACGGGCAGCACGATGATTGTGTCATGTCCCTGGCGTTTGCCTGGCACGCGGTGCAGGCCGCGCAGCCTGTAATTATATTCGGAGCGTGACATGCGACTTACAACGATGAACAAGGCGATAAAAGGGACGGTACATATTCCCGCCTGGCAGCAAAAACTAATTGACGGTGGGGCAGGCGGTGACCATGTAGAGAACGCGCAACAGGCTTATGAGCATGTTCCGCTGATATACAGGGCGGTAAAACTACGCTGCGATTCCCTCACCTCAGTACCGGTGTACACGCGCAACAAAGCTGGGGATATAGTGAACTGGCCATTTGTCACGCCGCTGAATGACCTGATATGGAAGACAGAGGCAGCATTACTTGGGGCGGGCAAGGCAATCATCATAAAATTGAGCAACCGTGTGAGGACGCTTGACCTGCAATGGGTCAACCCGTTCACGGTAGAGATAAACTATGTAAACAACGCGCTCACCTTCAAACAAGGTTCGCAGGTTTGGACGGCGGAACAGGTTGTTTATATCAAGGAATTCTCATACGCCGATGACCTCACAAGCGGGGTATCAGCCATTGACGCGGCGATGGAAGACGCGGCGCTGTTGCGCTTTCAGACGCGGTTTGCCAGTTACTTCTTTGAGCATGGTGCAATGCCTATAATCCTGATCAACGCGGACGGGATTATTGACGACGACGAAAAGGGGCGGATACAAAGTTATTTCACGCGCCTTGCGTCTGGAGTTGGGAACGCCTTCAGGACACTTGTAACCAGGACGAAACTGAATACCAACGTGGTAAGCCAGGACATTGACAAGATGGCGATGCCGCAACTCTACGAACAGGCGGTCCAGAATATCAGTCACGCCTTCGGACTGCCAGTCAATACACTAAAGGGTGATGATAATTTCGCTTCGAGTGAATCACACAATATGCAGTATTGGGAGCAGACCGTCAAACCGCGCGCAATGATGATAGCTGACGCCTTCAATAATCAGTTACTCAAACCGATGAAACTTGAATTAGAGTTTGCGTTTGATGAAATGAGTTTGTACCAGGAAGACGAAGAACAGCGCGCCGGGGCATATTCGACCTATATAAGCGCCGGAATGAAACCGAGCATCGCCGCGCAAATGATGGGGCTGGACCTGCCGGAAGGTATCACGCCTGAAATGTTAGACCCCGAACCAGAGCCGGACAAGGAACCTGAAATTGTACAGCAGGTCGAACCAGAGCGCACACCGTTCCAAGAGGATATGGAAAAGTACATGCGCAAGGCGCTGAAGCGGGTGAAAGACGGTAAGTCAATCGATTGCACATTTGAGAGTGAGCATATCCCCGCGTCAATGATGGATGAGATACGCGCCGGGCTGAAGTTGTGCCGCGATGCCGATGAAGTGAGAGCGATATTTGAGGGCAACGATACGCCTGATTACACACGGGATCTGCTGATGGAGTTGAAGCGGGCGAACGAATTACTGGCAATCGAACAGGTGGCGAAGGTTACTGAATGACAGCGACTGACAACCTGAAAGCGGTACTCGAAAAGGTAAAAGGCGCGGTCAATGACCGTGACAAATTCGAGCAGCTGCTACAGAAGCGGTTAGGCTCAGCCTTCACGGAACAGCGCAAGGAACTCATACGGTTACTTGGCGACCCTCCGAGCATGGGCAACGTTCCTGAATCCTACTGGAACAACGGTGGCAAGGCGATACGCAAGGCGGTCACGGCTGTATTCGAGAGTATTTACATCGCGCAGGCGGTGCAGTTCTTAGAGAAAACGCGCGTGGCAGTGGATTGGGCGTTATTGAACCGCCGCGCCGTTGAATGGGCGAGCCAACACGCGGGCTATCTCATGGGTCAATTAGAGGACACTACCCGCAGGACGCTTGCGGATTACATAAGCAGATATTACACCGATTCATGGACGCTGGATGACCTGGCTGACAGGTTGGCACCGTTATTCGGGGAACAACGCGCGATGACCATAGCTATAACGGAAACGACACTGGCAGCGACACAATCCGAAATGGCGATGGTGAACTGGCTGGAGTCGGAGTTTCCAAGTATGAGTTTTGAAGGGATATGGATGACCGCCAACGATGACAGGGTTTGCGACATATGCGGTCCGAAACAAGGCAAGCCGATAACAGACGGGGAATACCCGCCTGCTCACATAAACTGCCGCTGCGAGGTTGAATGGAAGGCGAAGTTCAATGAGTGATTACAGCGTCACCATCCAGGGCGTAGAGGACTTACTGGCAAAGATAGACCCGATACGAGACGCACGGTATTTACAGGGCGCGATGAATACCATCGGTGTAGAGCTATCGAGCAAAGCGAAGGCATACCAGCCCGCTCCGGCTGAATCAACCTACCAGCGCACCATGAAGCTGCGCAATAGTTGGACGTTTGAAGTAAGCAAGGATAACGACGCGGTGCAAATAGGGTCAAGCACGGACGCAGTACCTTACAACCGTTATGTTATGGATAGGGAATTTCAAACTCATGTGCACGCATGGCACGGCTGGAAAACGATACAGGGAATACTCCAGATGAACCAGTCGAGGATTACAGAGATAATGCGCGGCTTTTTGAAAATGGCGCTGAATGGAAAGTAAAGAGTTTTGGCTGGCGATACGGCAGGCGCTGCTTATGGCGCTGGACGCGATAGAGAAATTTATTCCGGTGAAGCCCACCACCGCAGATATTCGCAGGATTTACAAGGGCAAGGAGCAGGCATGACTGACACACTGAAAATCAAGGCGCTGAATGTAGGGGAAGTGACACGCACGACAACCGGGGAAGTGAAGGCATTGAAGACGTTCGATGAATACACAGCCGAACCGCTGCACATCCTGGGTGTGCCTTACGGCGGGCCTGTTTCCGGGCGTGATACCGACGGGGAGGCTTTTCACACGGGTACTGATACCTGGCTGAAGGCTGGCGACACAATCCCTGTTACCTATTATCACGGGTACGGACCCGATGACCCGCATGACTGGCAGGATAGGCCTGTTGTTATCGGGCGGGCAAAGTACACACATCAGGACGAGCGCGGGCATTGGTTCGAGGCGCGGCTTGACGCGGATGAACCGCTGGCAAAGCGGATACTGGACAACCCGCAAGGAGCGAAGGCATCCAGCGGCGCAATCTCTCACCTGGTACGCACGGGCGAGGACGGACTGATAAACGTATGGCCGTTGGGGGAACTGGCTGTATTTGACACAAACGAATGGCGAAAACCGGCGAACGAATACGCCGTTATCGAGGGCGTGAAATCTCTCACAGAGGATTCAGCAAAGGCGGAAACGCAGCCTGAATCAGTTGACGAGGTGGACGAACCTAAAACCGAGACAACTAATAAGGAGAACGAAATGGAAGACGAAATCAAAGAAGTAAAACAGCCTGATTATTCAGAGCTGATGGAAGAGATCAAATCTCTCAAAACTATGTGGAACGAAGCACCGGTTACAGTGAAAGCCGCGGCAGTCGTGCATGCTGAAAACCTGGGCGACCCTGACCCGAACCGCGCGTTTGCTCACTACCTGCGCACCGGAGAACGCGTCAAGGGTTTGAAAGCCGCAATGGGTGAGGATACGGCCGGAGTTGGTGGGTACTTAGTGCCTGATGACTTCTACGCCGGAATCGTTGAAAAACGTAACGAACTCTCAATCCCGCGCCGCGCTGGCGCAATGATCCTGCAGACCAGCCGCGATGTTTTGAACATCCCGATTGAGGCTACCAGCATGGCTTACTTCGCTCAGTCCACGCACGACATGGCAGCCGTGAACGAGAACGAGCCGACTGTTGGACAGGCTACCGCTACCGTCTTTGACTTCACCAAGTTGGTGAAGGTATCAGAGAACCTTCTGGAAGACAGCGGCGCGAACCTCAACCAGTTCTTGACAAACTCGTTTGGGCGCTGGATGGCGATGACCGAAAACCGCAACGCGTTGATCGGGGCAGGCACAACCTATCCGCAAGGTGTGACCGTTGGTGGAACCGCCGCTCTCACATTTGACGACACGAACACCATCGCTGCAGCCGAGATCCCGGAACTGTATCACAAACTGGCGCAACAGTACCGCGACAATGCCGTGTGGACTATGAACGACACCACGCTGGGCTACCTGCGCGGGCTTACTTCGTCCAGCGTCTTCACCTTTGGCGGGCATGAGATCAATGACGAATCCATCATGGGTAAAAGGGTCTTCACTTCCACCTACATGCCGTTATACACGACAACTGCTTACAAGTCCGTTGTCTTTGGTGACTGGAGCATGTATGCCCTGGTAGAACGCAAGGGGTTGAGCGTCAAGCGTTTGAATGAACTTTACGCCGGTAATCGCCAGGTCGGACTTTTGGCAGTGTTCCGGCATGGCGGCGTAGTGCTGCAATCAGAGGCGTTTGCGATAGGCACTCAAGCCTAACCGGAGGTAGTTATGGAAGAACTGATGGGTTATATCAAAGCGGTGCCCGCTATCGTTCCAGTAAGTAAGAGCGCAGCGGCTATCGTTCCCGTCGAGGTGGACGCGCGAAACTTTGAACGCGCCTGTTTCCTCATCTCCACTGGCGCGTTTGGTGCAGGTGCAACTTTTGCTTGCAAGGCACAAGAGGCCGCGACCAGCGGGGGAACACTGGCAGACATTACCAGCGCCGCGCTGACGAACCTCACTACTTCCGGGGCAAGTAAACTCTATTGCCTGGAAATGAAGGTCAATGCCGATAAACCTTATATCAAATTATCGGGTACGGCTGGAACCGCAGCGGTATTGCATAGCGCGGTGTGCCTGCTTTACGGCGGGTCACGCACTTACCCGGTTACTTCCGGGCTGACGCAATACGTAAGGCGATAACCACCAATAAGGGGAGGGGGGAAACCTCCTCCCCAGAGGATAAACATGAAAATAAGAATGTTACAGAATTTTAACGGGCTTGTAGATGGGCGGTCTATCCCCTTCAGAATGGGGCAGGAGGTTGACATTACGGACCCGGCGGCGCTGGATAATTTTATACGCGGGCATTACGCAGAAATCGTGACGCCTGCCGTGAAGATAGAGAATAAACCGGTAACAAAGAACGCGGTGAAAGTAAAGAGGTAACGCATGTCAATCACACACGGCTATACCACCCTGGGAACGGTACGGAACGCGCTTGGCATCCCTTCAGATGACCAAAGTAATGACCTATACCTGGAGGCGACCATAGAGGCGGTAAGCCGCATGATAGACAACTACACCGGGCGGCGCTTCTACGTCAACGAATCCACCGAGGCGCGCTATTACTCACCGGTATCAACAGGTCTTTGCTGGACGGATGATATTACCACCGTCACGACATTGAAATCAGACGATGACCGGGACGGCGTATTTGAGACCACCTGGACGACATCGGATTACAAGCTGCTGCCGTATAACGCCGCGCTGAATGGCAAGCCTTACACGAGCGTTGAGACAAGCGGTTATGGCAGTTACGAATTCAGCACCAACCAGCGCTCACTTCAAGTTGTAGGTTACTTCGGCTATTGCACGGTTGCGAACCAACCGAAGATCATCGGGGAAGCGGCAAAGATACAAAGCGTGAGGTTATTCAAGCGCAAGGACGCACCGTTCGGAGTTGTGGGTGGTAATGAATTCGCTCAGGTGGTAGGTATTCCAGACATGGACCCTGATGTAAAGATGCTGCTATCAATGTACGTCAAGAGGGTGTAATGGGATTACAGAGCGCAATCACGAACATCAAAACACAAATAGCCGCTATCACGGGTATCAAGGGCGCTTCAGATTACCTCCCTGATAGTTTACCTGCTACCGATAATTGGGTGGTTTTGTACCCAGGGCAATCGACCTTTGAGATAAACGCCGGAATGATGAAGGAACTGGCAGGCATCACCATTGAACTGCACACGCCGCGCCGGGGCGACCTATCGGGCGCAATCAAGCGGGTCATGCCTTATTGGGAGGCTATCCCGAATTGTATTTACGATGAAGTAATGGATACGCAGCTCACGGCAGCGGTAAGCACGGTTGGGATGATCACCTGCTCAGGGCTGATAGCGATGAAATATAACGACATTGATACGGTTGGATTCCGGTACACAGTGACCGGTGTAAAAATTGAGAGTTCAATAACCTAAAGGAGCGAATGGATAAAAAGAAGTTCGATGTACTCGACACTCTACCGATAATTGGATGGGCATGGCCAAAGATAATGGTTTGCTATCCCCTGGAGCGGACCGTATCATACGCGGATCTTGTCATCCCCTCAATGATGCAGATAGCCGCGCAAGGGCCGCTGATGCTGCACATGCCGTACCAGCGCACAGACGTAGCGCGCAACAAGGCGGCGATTGAACTATTGAAGTCAGACTTTACGCATTTGCTGATGCTCGACCTTGACCACACGCACCCTTATAACATCGTACAGCGATTAGCACGCTGGGTCATCATGGACAAAAGTATTCAAGTAGTGGGCGGGCTGAATTACAGGCGCAGCGAACCGCACGACCCCTGTGCTTACCGCATGGACGAAAACGGAGCGATGTACGCCATTGAGTTCGACAAGGATAGTCAGCTCGTAGAGGTTGACCGGCTTGGAACAGGGTCAATCCTCATAGCACGTGAAGTATTTGAGCAACTGGAACTCCCCTGGTTCTATAACATTTACGACAAGGTTTGGGATGACGTTTGGCCGGGTGAGGACATTGGATTTAGCAGGAAATGTAAAGCCGCTGG